CTTCTTTCCGCAAACAGCAGAAGGTCGTGGATCTAAAGTAGAAACGCTACCAGGTGGCACTAACCTAGGTGAAATCACAGATCTGCGTTACTTTACCAACAAACTGTTCCGCGCTCTACGTATTCCTGCTTCGTATCTACCTACATCCATTGATGAAGCAGCTAACACTGTATCAGACGGCAAAGTGGGAACTGCATATATTCAAGAACTAAGATTCAATGAATACTGCAAACGTCTGCAGAGCATTATAGTAGAAACATTTGACCTTGAATTTAAACTATGGCTCAATGATCAAGGGGTTAATATTGACAGTGGCTTGTTTGAACTTAAATTCAATCAACCACAGAACTTTGCTGCTTATCGTCAAAGTGAACTTGACACAGCTCGAGCAGCTACATTTGCACAGGTAGTACAGATTCCGCATCTCAGCAAGCGCTTTGCTATGAAACGTTTCTTAGGAATGACTGAGGACGAAGTTAAAGAAAACGAAAGATTGTGGAGAGAAGAAAACGGTGCTAATCTCAAAGCACCTGCAGATGCTCAGAGTCAACTACGAGGCATAGGTGTAACGCCCGGAGGCATGGCTGCAGATGCCGGAGCTCAAGAAGCAGAAGCACCTTTAGACATGGCCGCGGCCGCAGAACCAGGAGCAGAAGCCGGCGCAGAAGCAGCACCAGAAGCAAGACACCAGAAAGATACGTCTTACGCTGCGACAAATCAATCAACTGAGGCTTCAGAGCGAAGCACATCAATTAGAATCTCAATCTGAACTGGACTTTATAAGACAAATGTATGGAACTCCAGTTGGCGAAGAAGCAGCACCTGCACAATAATCCCGGATTTGTCATAGGCAACGGCACCAGCCGACAATGCTTAGACGTTCGTGCTCTGATGACCAAAGGTGTGACTTACGGCTGTAATGCACAGTATCGTGAGTTTGAACCAAATTATCTAATAGCTGTAGATGTAAAAATGGTCAACGAAATCATAGAATCTGGCTATCACAAAAAACATCAAGTATGGACTAATCCCAACAAAGGCATACAAACCAAGCACGGTATAAACTTCTTTAGTCCCCATAAAGGCTGGAGCTCTGGGCCTACTGCACTATGGTTCGCTGCTACCCAAGAACACAGAAGCATATACATGTTTGGGTTTGATTATCAGGGATTAGACGGCAAATTTAATAACATATACGCAGACACATTTAACTATAAAAAAAGCACAGATGCAGCTACATATCACGGTAATTGGTTAAGCCAAACTGAAAAAGTAATCAAAGAATTCCGTCACACACATTTTTTTAGAGTTATAGAACCTGGTGCATTTATACCAGATAAGCTAGGACCCACATTGACTAATCTAAGTCATATCACCTACGATGAATTTAGTAGAAGTTTTCCTGATACTATATATTCAGATCAAATCAATCAAAAAACTACCATTTAACACCGGTTTGTAATCTCCGTGTTAAATATACAACAGCCCATACCATTTGAGGAGAATACCATGGCCGACAATAAATTACTACAACAGATGCTTGAGCATTTGGTCAATGACGATCAAGCTAAAGCAGAAGAATTATTCCACGAGTATGTTGTTACAGCATCTCGCGAAATTTATATGCAGAAATGGACGACGAAGAAGGCGGCGATAACATGGGCGACATGGATGACATGGGCGACATGGGCGATGAAAAAATGAAAGACGACATGGATCTAGCCACTGTTCGTGAGTACGTTGAGAAAGTTGCACCTGCAAAAATGGGTGACAACGGCGCTAACGCCAAGTCTATCGTAGCTGGCAAGAATGACATGGGCGGTACAACTGCCAACATTCTAAGCGGCAAGAACGGTACCCCAGGTTCAGAAACAGGTGAATTAAAAGGTTCAGGATTGCTAAAAGGCAAGCCAACCGAAGATAATGCTGGCAACATCAATGTCCCAGGCGGTAAAGCAGGTAATGCTTTCTCTAAGAAAGAGCCAGGACACGGTGCTGAAAAAGCTGGTGCAAAAGAATCACCAGACAACAAGCAAAGCCTTTTCCGTGGTCGTAGATAATAGGACTTGACAAAGGTGAAAACTACTCTATCAGAACATTTGAGTTTTGACCAGGCTAAGATTGTCTTGGAGCGCGACGAAGGCAGCGACGGTTCTTGGAGCGCGACGAAGGCAGCGACGGTAAAAAGTCGCTGCACCTAAACGGCATTTGCATTCAAGGAGACATCCGTAATGCAAATCAGCGTGTTTACTCTTCTGAAGAAATTGGCAGGGCTGTCAAAACGCTCAATGAACAGATCGCTGGTGGCTACTCCGTTCTTGGAGAAGTTGATCATCCTCAGGATTTAAAAATCAATCTTGATCGTGTGAGTCACATGATAACCAAGATGTGGATGGATGGTCCTAACGGCTACGGAAAACTAAAAATACTTCCAACTCCAATGGGTCAGTTAATTCAGACCATGTTGGAGTCGGGAGTCAAACTGGGTGTTAGTTCCAGAGGATCCGGCGAAGTAGACAGCGGTGGTAAAGTACAGGGTTTTGAAATTATCACTGTAGACATCGTAGCACAACCAAGTGCTCCCGGCGCTTACCCAACACCAGTATACGAACATTTAATCAATAATACAGGCGGTTACAAGGCATACCAAATAGCACAAGAAGTCCAAGGCGACCCTAAGGCACAGAAATACTTAGCAGAGAGTCTGAAAAAAATCATTTCAGGCCTCAAATAACAGTAGGAGAATCACATGCTAGACATCGTAAAACAATTGTTTGAAAACAATGTGATTTCCGAAGAAATCCAAGTAACTGCTGAACTACGTGAAGAATTTGCTCAGAAGTATGAGCATGACAAAGGCGCAATGGTAGAAGCTGTAGAAGCTATGCTAACAGATCGCTTACAGGCAGAGTTAGGTGAATTGGCAGAAGATCGCCAAGGACTTATCGAAGCCCGTGCCAAGTATGCTAAGAAAATGAAAGACGATTCCAAAGCAATGGAATCATTTATCTTTAATAATCTTAACAAAGAATTGGCAGAACTACACGAAGATCGCAAAACAGTTGCAAACAATGTAGCTAAATTAGAATCCTTTATCGTGGATGCACTGGCGAAAGAAATCGCAGAATTCCACACAGATAAGAAAGACCTAGCCGAAACTAAAGTAAAATTAGTACGCGAAAGCAGAGCTAAGTTTGACAGTCTCAAGAAAGATTTTATCACAGCAGCTTCCTCAAAAGTAGCAGAGACAGTACAGCACGGACTACGTTCTGAAATGACTCAGCTCAAGGAAGACATTGAATCAGCTCGCAGAAACGACTTTGGTCGCAGAATTTTTGAAAGCTTCGCCAGCGAATATGCAGCAAGTCATCTCAATGAAAAATCTGAAACAGCCAAACTTCTCAAAGTTATGATGACAAGAGAAGCTGAATTAGAGCAAGCAGCGAAGATGGTTGCAGAAGCACAAGATCAAGTAGCACAGAAAGAACGTGAACTACACGTCATCAAAGAAGGTAATCAACGCAAGGAAGTTATGAGCGAATTGCTGAATCCTTTGACAGGTGACAAGCGTGAGGTCATGAAGAGTCTGCTTGAATCAACACAAACAGAAAAGCTACGTACAGCTTTCGACAAATACCTACCAGCAGTAATGAATGGTGGAGCACCGGCGAAGAAAGTACTATCTGAAGGCAAAGAAATCACAGGCGATAAACAGGCACCACAATCCAGCGGTAAAGAAGAAAAAACCGCTGAGATATTTGACATCCGCAGGCTTGCGGGACTAAAAGTTTAAGGAGAACTATAATGTCACAATTACTCGAGTCACGCTGGTCGGAGACTAAAGAAGCCCTATTAGAAGGTCTTCAAGGTAACAAGCGTTCAGTAATGGCAACAACTCTAGAAAATACCCGCAAGTATTTGGCAGAGAGTGCCACCGCTGGAGCAACATCCGCCGGTAACGTAGCAACCCTAAATCGTGTGATCCTTCCAGTGATCAGACGTGTAATGCCAACCGTTATTGCTAACGAATTAGTTGGTGTACAACCAATGACTGGCCCAGTTGGTCAAATCCACACTCTACGTGTTCGCTATTCTGATATAGTTAGCAGAACAACAGGTGGATCTACAACAGCTGGTGAAGAGGCACTAAGCCCATTCAAGATCGCTGAAG